AGACTATCGTTCAAACATACGAACGTAATCTCTTCCCCCTCATAAACACGGAATGCAAGGTCCCCCTCCGTTCCATGAAATATGAGCCCGCGAGTACCCGTGCGGACCTCCAAAATGGCCTTTTCCAAAAAAGGTATGTTAATAAAAATGTCAGTAAGAAATAAGAATGGCTGATCCTATATCAATGTTAGCTGTAGCTGGTCTCGTTTACGCTGGACGAACCTTAAGTAATAATTCTAAAACTGAAAAATACAGCCCAGAAGCGAAGGTTGTACTAGCGAATGATGGGGCAGGACCTGCGATCCCTCCTCCATTTAAGGAAAATAACTTTGTTTCTCGGGTCGAAGTTCCTGCTAAGAAGGAGATGGAGAATTTCGCGGATATTAGCCGTCAACAGAGGAGTAGTGGTCAGGAAGTTCTCGAGATGCGTGGTCGTATGTTCGACCATGGGCGGATGAACAATCTTTCCCCAGTGGAAAAACAATTGGTTGGTCCAGGTTTGGGTGTCGACTCAAATGTACCAGCTGTCGGTGGCTACCAACAAATGTTTAGGGTTAACCCTATCAACGTAGGTGAATACCGTTTAACAACTTTACCAGGGCGTAGTGGTCCAGCTGCCGACATCACTGGTGGGCGTTCCGCTAAGGTGGGTCAGTTGACACATAACAAACCTGAGACAACGACCTATCTCCCAACTCGATTACCTACAATGGCTGGACGCGCTCAGGGAATGACAGGTGTCGTGCCACGCAACGAACATGAACGAACCAAAAGAACCACCAACCGCTCTGAAACCGGTCTACGTAACGATGGGTTAGGATTCAACGGTGCTAAACGTATGGTATCAGCGCAAACCTTGGCCCAAGATCCCACCCGATTCAAGGCTGATCGCAATGACGAACAATTCAAGTATAACAACCAACCAGCACCCGGTATTCATAGTTTCCATGGTGCTTACACTAGTGGTGTTGCGAGTCAGGTTACCGCGAAGACCAACGAAGAGTTGATGAAGTATGGTTTCAGGCCCGAAGATCGCCGTGGTAAACCAAACCGTATGGGTAATGCTGGTCGCATGAATGTTAGGGAGAGTGCCTTGAAGCAAGGTGGTGCACTTACCGCAGTCAGGAGTGATACTACCCGTCTTGATGGACGTGTGAACGCTGCGAACGGTGGTTGGACCCAACAATACCAGTCCAAGACATTCCATCAGCTCAACCCTTACAAGGGTAATGAAAACCCAAACTCCAGGCGTCTCGATATTGCTGCGAAACAATTGGAGAACAACCCCCTTTCCCATGCCCTTTATCGTTAAGTTACCGATTTAGATTGTTGAAAACAATCATTAAAATATTATACCCGTATTTTAATGAAGGTTCATACACTTAATATAGATAGTAGTCAGCGTGAATCGAATGTGTATCTCCACGCGAATAATTACGTTGTTCGTTTAAAAAATCCAATTTATGACGTTACACAGTTTAAACTTGTGTCTGCTCGTATCCCTGCATCCCAATTGATAACTTGTGCTACAAATAAGACTTTCAGTGTGAATGGAACCAATTTTACATTAGATGAAACGAATTACCCAACTGGTACAGAACTTGCTTCGGATTTAGATACGAAATTAGCTCCACCGAATAGTAACGTTGACACTGTTACGTTTGATTCAGATACAGATAGTTTGATATTCTCAAATACAACAGCTGGAACTCATAACTTTACATTTGAGTTCCTAGATGGAACGAATGGATATTCAGATAAATCGTCTTTACTGACAACACCACATCAAGTGTTGGGATTTACGTCCAATACACACACATCAGTCAATAAGATACTCAGATCGGGTGCTATTAATCTCGTTGGGCCAAATTCTTTAGTACTAAAGGTTACGGCTGGTTCCGATGAGTTTACACAGTCTATCTATACCTCTACACCCTTTTATACAGGTCACATTCTTCTCAATGGTACCAAATTTATAAACGCAAATGGCTCAGACGATTCAATCGTACACCATTTTCATTCAGGTCCACAAAAATTGATAGATGAACTTAAGATTGAATTTTTCTACATGAGTCATGGAAGACTTATTCCTTATGATTTCAGAAATCAAGATCATATATTGAAATTTGAAATACACGGTTCTACGAATAAGTTGGAAGGTTTAACGAAAGTTCCCATTGATAAATTCGATAAAAAGAAGGGAAGTGAAACTACAGTGAAAGTAAAGAAGCCCGAAAGTGAGATTCTTTATAATCGAGAAGTATTTATTTACATTGGGATTATTGTGTTCATTGGTATACTATTGATGTTCCTTATGAAACGAAGCTCACCACCGCTTACCGAGTGATAGCGTAGACTGGTTGAGCTGGCTTAGATACGCGAGTAGAGACGGTGGAGACCATCATGTAGACAGCGATGGAAAGTAGAGTGGTGAGAACCGCGGTGAGAGCGTACTGAGCGCCACCGTTCTTGGGTACCTTAATGACTTGGCTGATGATGAAACGGACAACATCCATCCAAGACAGCGCCGCCGCGAAGGAGAAACCGGCGACAATCGCGTTAAGAGATTGTGTTTCAAGCTCCTGAGTAACTAGGGTGACAGTTTGCATAGCCGCCTTCATTGTGAGTAATATACTATATACCAGGAAAATTATTTATTCTGGTAATAATTCCTCCTTATCGATTTTTTTGTATTGGGTTTTCCTAATATTTTTAGAGTTTGAAAAGAGTTGATCGTCGCCTGATATCTCACCACTCGAGCTACTACCATCCGAATCATCCGAATTACCATATAAATATAATTTTAGACTTGAATCATCAAAGTTCCAACCATCAGGCTCCCATGTGCTCATTACTATTAACAGCATTTTTTAACAACTCTTCTGTCGGGTTTTGAGGCACCCACACATCCCAATTGTCATAGGCTTCGTTGACACGGAGAAATACAGGATCACTTCCCGAATATCGTTCAAACGGTGGACAATCTTCGGGTGAATCTACATCAATTTCTTCGTCTGAATAATCTGACTCCGCCTCGTCGTAAATATCTGGAAACGAAGGACCTATAGTGTCTCCGACTGTATACATGACACAGTATCTCATCGCATATTTCATATCTTCCGAGAGAAGTGTATCCCTTCCACATGCCTTGGAGTATTCGGCTGCAAGTAAAGTGCTTTTTTCTATAACGGGTAACATGAGGTTAGTCATGGTTTCAATGTATTGTTCCATCATAAGGTCACCCCCTCCCCCACCAAAACCAGTTTGCATATTCATCTTTAGTGTTTAAGATTAAAAAGACTTTGCGCAATTCCCTCACGTACACGAAGAATGTTATGATTTACTGCGTAGACTCTAATCTGTCTCGCGAAATCGGGACAATCTGTGAGATTTAAGTAAAGTTTCTGTTCTTTTACACTACTTAGGTTTACTTGTCCTGTTGGATAACATTCTTCTGGCTGTAAAGCAAAACTATAGGAATAGAATCTCCTGATGAGTTGTGTTTTGGCGTGATGTATAGCCGCCTGTACCGCCTTTAGAAAGATTACATTACCTGTATCCTGTGTGATTATATCCTCACCATCAAATGAAAGTGTGAGGTAGTTTAGATTTTCGTAAAGTATACGCTTATTGTTTGCAGTTATAGATGTATTGTCATAGTCAAAAGGTGTCACAAAATTACCCTGATAGTTACTATTTGCTATGGTGGGGTTCGAATTATACGATCCAGCATTTACATTACTACCTTGGCGCTGAATTACAAAGTAAAGTTCTTTGACAGGGTTTATCAAATCAAGATTAAACGTCGCCTCGTTAACACCAGCTCCAACATCATAAACGTTTTGTTGTATCTGTGTAATCACATAGTCCTTTTTCATCTTTTCCATTTTACGTTTTTCAGAATTATCCAAGAATACAATCTCACTACACAGTTTAAAATCTTTTACGTGTAGTGTTGATGTCAATGTTTGATAATCACCACTCGTTGTTACAATCATATCCTGCGCCTCCCTAAGCTTAAACTCAATTTCCACTTCTTGTTTTTTGATAGCACACAAGGGTATTGCAAGTTCCGGATGATTGTGGAAATAAAAAGGTAAGTCAACGAAGAAATTCTCATCCGACGAAGCCCCTAATGTACCATGTATAATGATACCTGTATTACCAGACCCACCTGTGATTACTTCACTCACTCTCTTGTCATTTGTTCTAAGTGGGTATTTACCAATAAGTTGCTCGAGTGCTTTCTGTTTCGTTTGGGTAACGAAATGTTCTGAATAAATCTGAAGATAATCACTGTTGACTCTTTGAATTGTGGTACCACCTATGATGAGATCTACATACTCAATTATTGCATGACCGGCGGATTCTATGTATACAGGGTTACCTGGAATCTCCGGGAGTGTAAACTTCACACTCAATGTTTTTAATAGATCACCCTGATTTTGGGGAATCTTAAATCGTACCGTTTTTCCAAAATCAGCTACAGTTTCTGGATCTATGTCGTTGTACTGTGTCGAAAAGTTTGAATGTTTCTTAAAAGCTTCTATGAAATGGCTGTAGTCTGGGTTTCTCGTGAAATACCTATCTTGAGATCCAGATGCCATAAGCTGAAGTTGACCAGCCATTACTAATATAACTACCTAAAATTTTAAACCAGCTAAACCACTTTCAAATCTCAAAATGTTGTAATTAATTGCGTACACCCGTGTATGGTTGAAGTCTGTAGCATTCGCTGGTGTAATTTCAAGTGTAAGGAGTTTATGAGATATACGACTCATATTAACTTGACCCGTTGGGTAGTACACCTCGGGTTTTAAAGCAAATGAGTACATTCCAAATTTGGAGAGTGTAGATGCTTGTGGAGAGTTTATGTGGTGTTTGAAAGATTGTTCGTATGTGAGAAATAAACCATTTTGATTAAAAACAACTTCATTGTTAAATCGAAGTTCTGCATTTTTGATGACATTGTAATAATTGGATCTATTTAGACGAACTGCTGCATCAGATTGTGAAACAAAGAACAATTCTTTTACAGGGTGTGAAAAATTAAGTAATACAGACTTCTTGTTTTCACCAGGTTCCATTTTAAATTTTGCAAGTTGAAGTTGTGTAATCACATACTCAATTGGTCTAGATTTGAGAAACCCTTTCTCTTCGTCAGTTAGGTATATAAACTCTGTATCTAGGGAAAACTTATTAATTGATGCACTGATACTAGCTGGTGCACCATTATGAACCAATTCACTCAAGGGCTTTAGTTTAATCCTGACTTCTACAATCTGTTTTGTGAGGGCACACGTTGGTATAGAAAGACTAGGATTTCTATAAAAGTAGAATGGGATATCCATAAAGTATGGATATTCACCTGTGTACGACAGTAAATTACCATGTCCGTTTAAGAAATAGAGGGTTTGTTCTATGTCGTCATTTGTATTATGAAGTTGTTGATACATGTAAATGTATTCGCCTGTGATCTTTTCAATTGTTTGACCACCTATAACAAGCTCAGCATAATCAATCATGTGACTTATGATGGATCGAGACCACACGTTTACAGTTGGATTCAGATCAGAGAGTGTAATCTTAAGTGTCATGTTTTTAATGAGATCACCCTTGTCGTTCGGTATTCTACACGTGAGTAGATTATCGAAATCTATCTTTCCATTAAATTGACTTTCCACATAATCAAATGAAAATTTAGTATGTCTCTTGAAATTCATCAGGAAATACGAGAATTGTGGTGTACCGGTGAGCCATTGATCTTGGACCCCCTTGCTAGCAAGTCTTAATCGACCAGCCATTCCTACTGTATATGAGTAAAATTTTGCTAAATAAAACGATACGATACAATAGAATGAATCTTCAGTTGAAGAAATTCAAGCCTGAATCAATAGCAGATGATAAGGTCATTGTATTTATCGGTAAGCGTAATACAGGTAAATCGACCCTTGTGAAAGATATCATGTACCACAAGAAACATCTCCCAGCAGGTATCGTTCTTTCGGGAACCGAGGAGGGTAACCACTTCTATTCTGAGTTCGTTCCCGATCTCTGCATTTACGGTGACTATGATAAAGATGCGATCGAACGTGTCATGGCGAGACAGAGAAAATTAGTGGGTGCAGGGAAATCGAATTGTGGGGCGTTCATGCTTCTTGATGACTGTATGTACGACTCAAAGTTCCTGAAGGATACATGCATTCGTCAATGCTTTATGAATGGCCGACACTGGAAGATATTCTTCATGTTGACAATGCAGTACGTGATGGATCTCCCACCCGCCTTGCGTGCGAATGTGGATTATGTGTTTATTTTACGAGAGAATATCATTCAGAACAGAGAAAAGTTGTATAAATCATTCTTTGGTATATTTCCCTCATTCGACATGTTTTGTAAGGTGATGGATGCGTGTACAGAAAATTACGAGTGTCTCGTGCTAGATAATACAGTGAAATCAAATAAAATACAAGATTGTGTATTCTGGTACAAAGCCACCGTTCGGAAAAATTTCAAAGTTGGGAGTCCTCAATTGTGGGGAATGCATAAAAAAATGTATAACCCTAAACACATGGACCATAAAGAACAAGATGCAAAGAAGGCGTCGAAGAAAACTGCCCTCACAATCACCAAGAGGAAATAGGTGCGTCACTTAACACGCCAAGAAAAAATGAGGATATATTAACATGGCTTCCGATCAAGTACCCACAATGAATCTCTTTGATGACGGTGAAGGTATGGTACCATTACAGTCGAATAAACCTTCCACAGCGTTTAAACAACCTGAAAAAAATATGAGTACATATAAAGATACGATGGACTCTACACCTATTAATGACATTATGATGGAACCCCCTTCGATGACCGAGGATCCCAGGGTACAAGGTGTCATGCCTCAAATGGTTGCCGCTCAACCCCAAGCTGCCTTCAGCCCCCCTCCCCAAACTAGAGCGAAAGATTCCGCACCGGAAAGCAAAAACCCCTTGAATCTTACCGACGATCAACTTACTGCTCTCGTAGTAGCCGTATGCACCGCAATTGCTGTCAGTAAACCCATTCAGGATAGGCTTGCGACCTCTATCCCCAAGTTCCTTAACGAACAAGGGGGTAGAAGTATGATTGGTTTGGCTACCACGGGTGGTATTGCCGCTATCATATTTTTCTTAACGAAAAATTATATTATTAAGGCTTAACCTTGTACCATGTTGTTGTAGATCGAATTGTCTACACCACTGAAGTACGTAATTAAAGCACCACCGACGAAAGCACCGGCGAGAACGCCACTCAACTCCAAATGCTTCTTTCTATCACTCTTATGAAAATTCTTGACTGTACCCTTAGAACGCTTCCACATTTCATTCACAGCGAATGTGATGATGAGCGCGAGGACGGTAGCCATGGCAAAGAAAGAGCGATCGACTGCGAGACGGGGGAAATCACCGACGATGGCGCGAGCGGCGTTGGGAATAATAACAGTCAAGAAAACGAGGTTGAGATAGTAGTTATCTGAGTGTTTGGGAACTTGTGTCACAGCAAAGAACACAATCCACGAAAGTAAAGCCGCTAAGAGATCATTAACGGGTGTTTGCATTTATCATATGAGGAGATAATTATTTATCCTGAATATACTGACCACAAAATTTGGTCTTGTCTGCTAACCTGGTATATACCCCAATCGATTCACATATCCCTCTCAACTCTGTAAATTGTTCCCAAAAGTTTTTGGAGTGATCCCATTCAGGTACTGTACTATGTGTGAGTTCGTGGATAAGTACGTGCATAATTTCATTCGTATCCCCATCTAGACAAAGGGTTATGTCAGCACCCTTATTAACGTTGTAACCAACAGTTCCGGTCATTTTTTTCAAACCAGTTATGGGGATGGGATTTACTAATACAGCAAACTTTTTGTTGTTTGTTTTTTTCAAATGTTCCCTGAGAGTACGGTATCGCTCCTTAACCTCTAGGAGTTCCTTGGGTTCACGCGTGTTGAATAGAATCAATATGTTAATTAAAATTAATACAAGGAAAGGTATCATCTATTATATACAAAGATAAATTTACTATACAACTCTGAGATTGGATTCCCCCCTAAACCTTCCCAAAGTTGTAATCTAAAACCAAGATCTTCTAAGTGGGTCACCAACAGGTCTTTGTACGCGACCGGTTCAGATTTTGGTCCATCTGCATAATAAGGTGTATCTATGAGGTTTACAAATAACTTTTCACCAAACCCACCATTTCCATGGGCTTTGAGTTTGAAGAAGTTTCCTGTATCATCCTGGAGTGGTGTTTTGAATATAATCTTCTCCGAATCTGGAATAATACCAATAAGGTATCCACCCGGTTTTATGCGTTTTTTAATCTCATTAATCGAACTGAAGAACTGCTCTCTCGTTTTAAAAATATAATGGAGTGAAAAGTTAAAACACATGACATCAAATCTTCGTTTAGGGCAGTTGTGAATATCACCATCGTAAAAGTTTACCCTCAAGTGCATGTTTTTTGCGCGGGATTTAGCTTCTATGAGGGCAGTGGGTTCGGGATCACACATGTTTATATTTACACCACACTTGTGCCATTTCTGTAAATCACCACCAAAACCACAACCCACATCCAAAATATGTTGCCCCGTTTGGCATATACTCTGTATGAGTTCACGTTTTGCCTCATTATGATTCTTACGAATCTCTTCCATTCTCAAATTATAGATGTATTCTTTAATCTTATATCTATTACTTAGGGCTTAAAGTTTAAAGTTGTATGAAATGTATAATGTCTCTCGAAACTGACTACACTACCGTTCCCGGGCAAGTCTTTGCGTGTATTTCCATTATTGGACCCGAATGTCCCCAGAAAAGCGACAAATTCGGTATTAAACTCCGTGGTGCTTTCGGTACACGCGATGAAGCTGCCAATCACGCCAAGCGTCTTCAGAAGGAAGATCCCACATTTGATATCTATGTTGTGGAGCAATATAAGTGGTTGTTGATCCCTCCCGACTCTAGTAAGATTGAGGACGTGCACTACACGAATGAGAAGCTCGAGGAAATCATGACTGGCTACAAGGAAAATCAGTCACAGGCTACTCGCATGTTTAACGAACGTAAGCAAGGTATGATGGAGGATAAGGTTCGTTATACACCGGGTGATGAGAACTCACAGTTTTACACCAAGCCCGATGAGGCTCCAATTCCTCACCCCGCTGAGATTCTCGAACGTCTCAAAAAGGAGAAGCCTGATACACCTATGGAGGATCTTGTTTCAGAAGCTGATACGATTGTTGCTAACGAGATTAAGGCTCGTCAGGAGAAACGTGCGGAGGAAGAGGCTAAGGTCGCTGAATCTACAATTGGTAAAATCGAAGAGAGTAAGGAAGAAGGTGAACCAGAGGTTTCTTCTGAGTAAATAATTTTCATATCTAATAATAACATGTTAACTACATTCGTGACAGTCGTTATTGTCAGTACGTTCTTTATTTTGTTTTTTGCAAGCTATGATACAAAAAGCAAAAATGAAAAGAAAAAAACCAAAAAAGAGCCTGAAGCGAGTACTACAGCTGGGTTTATCAAGGATACATATAGGGATCCTTACATCAATCATTTTATTCCTCCAAAAGTTGGAAATATAGGGACATTTGTGGCACACTCAAGTGTACCTGAGAATAACTGGTTGCATGGTTTTCCCCATAAAAAAGCCAAGTAAAAACACTGCAAATGCAATGATCCACGTTGACTTGTCAACATTTCTAAATAAATCGAAAGATTCTCTATCTTGAGGTTGATAAGGTGTCTGCGGGTAATTACTCATTTCAGACGGATGAAAGTAATACTCCTCTTCGTGAGGTTTATCATTAATTTCATCTTTCTCTTCGGGTACATTTTCAAGAATGGGGTTATATTCAATGGGGTTACCAATGTCAGTTTCCATTTTTTAATATAGAACGTGTTTTTTTTAAGCGTCTTCTTCCTCACTTTCACTTTCATCGTCTACTACAAAATCCTTCAAATTACCATTTTCATCTGCATCCTCACCTTCGTTTTCATCATCTTCACTCTCGTCGTATAATTCATCGTCTGTGTCGATATCAGAATCTATGTCATTATCTGTATCATGTTCATCGGCACAATAATCGTCTTCTAGTACTTCTTCTGTGGGCTGAAACAAGACAGGTTTCTTTATATTCCTTCCTGAACGAGTAACTAAAACGACCATTTGAGTATTAAGGTCAATTATTGTTTAAGTAGTTTTATAAGACTATTGTCTATTAATACGTGCGTTCTCGCATTACTTTTCTTTCCCTTACACAACGGGCATTGCTGTGTTATCTTATTACCCTTGATAACATAAGACATTACAGTATCGGGGTGTTCCCCCTTTACAGATTCACAATAAGATGATGTTGTTAATACCACTTGATTTGTTTTATTTCTCTTAATGTTTACGACATTTGTATCTGATTGACCTGGTATGAATTTCTGAATAAATGATTGTAATAATGGCTTTATTTCACACTGTTTAAGTTTTGGTTTTTCGACGAATTTTTTAATTTCCGGACACTTTTGAAGGTCTTCCTTTTTAGGGTAGAGGCGTTCTATTATATTAGGTGGGAGTTCGTGTCTACGCCCACAAAAATCTTTACAGAATCCATCTCTCCTCTCCCGTATGGTCTCACAACGACAAAAACACTTCTGTATAATTAGTTTACCACTGATGATAAACCATACATGATTTGAGCCATGTTCTCTTCGTAGATTCTCACAGTAATTTGAATTCGTAGCAACTAAAAATGTAGTCTTATTTTTAAAAATTTTATTAATGAAGGCATTTGATTGTCCTTCCATGTTTTTCCGAACAAATGTCTCTATATGGGATTTCAGTTCTTCATTTTGTATTTCATCCTTCGTTTCTTCATTCGTAAATGAACCCTCTCTCACGGGCATAGACGGTGGTTGAATAAATACATTTTGAGGGGCATCTGTTCGAACTGCAGACATCTTTAGAATCTCAACACTCGGGCTGGAGTCTACACGTATGATAGTACTCAATGGTTCGGGTGTATACATGAAAACGGGGAGGTATGCCAATTGATTTACTTTACCATTTTCACACCCCGTGCACCCCCTACCACTACATGTGTCATGTTTAGCTTTCTTGTACGACCAAGGCATCCTAAAACCACTCCCCTTGGTTTTCCGATGCATGTCACCATAAACAGCGGCATCTATAATTTCATTCCAATCGACGGAACTCTTAGCTTTCGAAAGTGCTATAAGAACATGTTCTCTCAAAGCGATCGCCGATACTTGATCTACAACATAATTAGGCCAATTTAGATGTACTCCGGTCTTTATCAAATTCCCAGCTTTCTTTGGTGGTGACACAGAAATGAGACATTTTTTACCGCCATGACGCTTGACCTTGTCACATATGATCTTACACACAGATTTGATTTCCTCTATTGAGAGAGCCGTTTCATCTTTGTAGTCGATATCTATGAAAAAGTTATACATCGGTGTTTTCTGTTCCACGACAAACAGTTTTTCACCCACCTTAATAGCTTCTATATATTTGTCATAGAAGTCATTCAATTTATCAAATGGCACGGAAAGGACGCCGCCGTCCATGAGCACATGTGATAGATTGGTTGCACCATTGATTTTTTGTGAAACACACCAATTTTTAAACATATTTATTTATGGGTCATCTTCTCTAAACCATTTCATACATGAAACATCCTGGAAGATCTTACTCTCAGATAATTCTTTTTTTATAACTAGAAGCTCATAAACCGTCTTCTCTTTATTTTCTTCTTTCCATTTCTCAATTTCTTCTTCACACATTCCACGGTTCTTGTCTAGTAGTTGCTCGATCTGCATTAAGATGAACGCCTTGGACTTCATTATTTAATAGAGAAGGTTTTTCTATTCAAAGAACTTATACACGCGTAGAATTCTGGATTCTTGATTATATTGTCAACAATCATTTTCCATCGTCTTCGTCCGTTGTATTCCTCGAGTGTATCAAAGCTCATAAAGTCGTTTTCGTCGTATGTCTTTTTATATGGTTGGTGTAATGCTTTTTTGACAGATGTTTTTTGTTTTTCTTCATAAAACTTCCGTGTAAATTCTTGTTGTTGAGACTTTGTGTAATTGACGAAGAATATAAAGACATTATACTCCAAATCAACCGTTGGACTTTCTTTATGTATAAACTTAAAATCCGTATACTGACCGCTTTTTAATGATATAACCCCTCGTGTTTCCTCCTCCAATTCCCGTAAAGCACAACGAATAGGGTTATAAATTTCCCTTCGCCTGCACCCCCCTGTAACGAAAATCCATTCCTTAAATCTCCAATCTCTTACTGTAAGAAACTTAGGCTTCCCCTCCGCAAAGCTGACTGGTATTGCTATCGCTTTGTACTTTTTCATTGCGCATTCGCAAGTTATAATAAGCCGATATGTTTATTCGACCATTTTTTCCTCTTCGGGGCTCAGTTCCGACAATTCGTCGTCATCTGGGCTCGTACCATCAATCCCGTTCAACTTGTCCATGACATCCTCCGAAAAATCCCTCAATTCATACAACTCCTCCTTGGTCTTATTCAGCTCACGGAGTAAGAAAATCACACCGACAACACAAACGACGGTTGCAAACATCATAATATTTTCGTGGTTAAGAGGAATCATTTATACTCTATCATCTCACTTTCTTTTTAAGCAATTGTACCCATCTTAGCTCTTCCTGAAGGAGGGCACTCGTAGGGACTCTGTCCAAACTGAACGGCTTGGTAATGCGTATTTTCACTCGTTTTATCTGTCGATGGTGAAGGTTGACCGATAAACTTTTCGAGTGTCCTGGATTTAGGATCGTACGTCAATACAAAAACGATGGCGAGAAAGAAGACAATAGTCCAAATCATTATTACTATTTAGTTAGAATATAAAAGACCACCCATACCATTCTCGATACGGAGAATGTTATAGTTCACGGCGTAGATATCCTTGGTTACCGAACGGTTATCGTTGACGATACGAGCGGAATCGAGACGGGAGAAGTTGAGGTTCCCGGTGGGTTGCAACTTACCAGTCTCGAGGCAGAAAGGGTAAGTGAAGAGCTTGGTTCCGGGAGTCGAGTTACCGTGGGAAGTGTGGTAGTAGAGAGGAACCGAGGTGTAGTTGGGGTTCGCAAACTTGAAGTCGGACACATCAGTGCCGTTAATTTGGAGCTTGAGCTTGTTGTCATCATTGAGGATGGAGAGGGCTGCGGAATCCGCCGACGCCAAGTACTTGACCGGGTGGTTGAAGTTGAGCTCCTGTGTTTTGGCACCCGAAGAGATCGCCTTTTGAACCTGGGTGATAAGCATGTTTTGGGGTTGGGAAGCAAACACGTCACGCTCCTGGGTATCGAGGTACGCGTAGTTGGCGTAGATGTCCCACTTTGAACCAGCAGCAGCAGCACCCCACGTGATTCGAAGCTCGACATCATGATACTGGAGTGAGATCAAGGGTAGAGCGGTCTGCCAGTTTTCACAGAAAGCGAATCGGAGGGGGTAGAAGCGTTCATTGGTGGAACCACCGTAGAGATCACCGGCCACTGACTTTGACGAAGAGGTCGCGGAAAGGGTGGGTGCAATGAGAGTGGAGTATGTAGAATCTTGTTCATCAACGAGTTGACCACCAATCAGGAGTTCAACCTTGGAAATTACAGTGGTCCAATCGGGAATTGTGTTACTCTTGAGACCGGTGTTGGGTACGAGGTAAACATAGTTGAGCATGTCACCCTTACGCTCGAAGCGGACGGTGGACATACCATCGTTGGAGACGTTGCCTTGAATGACTTGACGCTCGACAGTTTGGGAGAAATTAGTGTGACGTTTGTACTGGGACCTGAAGAAAGACACCTCAGGCTGACCGACGAGGTGCACATCCTGGGCTCCGACGGCTACGAGTTGGGCAATACCACCAGACATTTTATAATATAGTGAGACTTTATTTTTAAGCTCGGATACCATAATTCGACGAACCTGAGAGGTTCGTGGGAGAAGGGGTGGGACAAGTCCTACGGACTTGGAACTTAGACCACATTCGCGGGCCAAATTGGTGGTGTGGGCCATGTGACTACCAATAGACCATTTTCGTCGTACGATGCTGGTGAAGTAACTGGTAAGTTTCTGAGGGCCTGTCTATATGTTTTCCATGCTTGACGTATTTCTGGTGACGGAAAGGGGTAGTCTTCTGTCATCAAGAAATCTGTAGATGTCAGTCGCAGTTTTCGTTCTTGGCGGAGTTCCCTGAAAGTTTCTAATGTGATCTGTTTGGAGTATTCGTCATCGTATTGTTCTTGGGTATACTTACCTGAAAGAGATTTGAGAGTATGAGCTTCAATTCTATCATTTCTGATACTTATCAGAGCTTCATCCATTTATATTACCCAATAAAATATCCTGAGAATCCATTGTGTGCATTAGTGGTCCCTAACATGGTACCAGTTTGTACGTGTACTTGTACATAGTCACCCGCGGTTAGATCATATATAGCCGAGCCGTGAATATGATTGTGAACGTGAGCAGCGTCACCCGTGTGTGAATAAGGCCAGATGTCTACATGGCTGACAAACGCACCGTTTCTTCGTAATTGCAGACCGAAAGAAGCCGCGGCGCTCGTCATCGCAAAGAAACTGAAAAAATACAGACCGCTTATAGGTGCGCTGAATTTACCAGTTGTTGCATCGTAACACCCACCCCTATTTGTACGTATATTGTCCCAAGAAACTGCAACAGGCGGGTCTCCACCGACTACGTTTCCGGAACTTCTCGTGACACTAAAGGCTGGACACTCGCTTTGAATGACACCTCTGACGGCTAAGTTCCCCCTCACATCCAATTGAGCTTCAGGGAATTTCCCGATACCGACGGCCGTGTCGCTGATGACCATGGACCGCCCGGTTCGGCCCAAGTTGTAGAGTTTCTTGACCTCCGAGGCTTCGAGGGCGACGTTGTATATTTTGGGGTTTGAAAATTCCGTATTAGCTTGGAAGAAATGAGCACCACGATTATGATCTTTTCC